TAAACTTTGAAAATCTGCACCTATTGCAGTTATATCTGTAAATGTTATTTGGTCTGTTGGACTTGTAAAACTAGCGTTGTCATCTGATTGCAATTTAAAAGTAACTGTTGGTGTTGATGTTCCACTAACTGCGTAACAATGTATCGCTACATATATCTTTTCACTAGCACCAACTGCACCTAATTGTATTCCTGATGAATTACCAGTAGCAGTTAAATCACTATCTATTTCTACTTTGCCTTGAACTACTTTATCTGATGATTGTGATTTAGAAATACTAAATGGTGCTATCTCGCCTATAGTACCAAACATTGAATAACTAAATAACCTGGACTTCATAAAGTACGCTGTATTGCCTACACCTGCGTCTGGAACTGTTGTAACGATTAATTCATTACCTATAGAAGCACCAAGTAATGCGTCTGGTTTTTCTGAACCAGCTTCAAAAAAACCGTCCATTGAAATACTGCTATCTTTCAAACCACCTAGTTTTGATCTAAAACCATTATTGTTTATTGTTGTTGCGTCTAATTCTTCAGCGTTAATTTCTAAATTTACACTTGTTATGTGGTCTGATAAATTGTAACCACCACTAAATACTTTTCCGTCATTAAATACAAATTTAGCCATTTATTTTTCTTTTTTCTTTCTAGGTTTTTCTTTAATAGTAATAGGTTCTATATGACCACCCTTTATTAATGACTTAGCAACATTTTCATCATCAATAGTTATTGTTTCGCCTTTTTCTTTACCCATAACTTTTTTATTCCCAATAATCTTAAACTTTGCCATTAACTTGATCCTTTCGTATAAACTTCTATGTTTAATGTAGCACCTATACCATCAATGCCATTTAGGTTTACATCAGCTGCATAATTGGTCATATTAGTAATTCTTGCGTCTGTTTCACTTAAACCTAAACTTCTATTGTTATATATTACTTGTCGTATGCTTGATGAACCACTACCTGTAATAAAAGCGTCTAGTTTATCTTGTGCAGTTCTACTATCTGCACGTTGTACTGCAACTAACATATCAAAAGTATATAAATCTGTTCCCCTTTGCATAGCTAAATCAAAATCAATTCCTGTAGGTATAAATATTGCAACTGGAAAGTTTATTGCGTTATCTGGTATTGTATCGTAACAACGTAGTCCACTTATTGTGCCTACAGTTGTTTTAAGACCATCACGTATTTCTGATAGCGTTGCCATTAAGCAACCCCTAAAACTGTGCCTTTACGAAATGGTGCTATTAGTCGTGTAATTTCTCTATTTTGTTGAATATTTACTACGCCAAAATCCCCAACACCAGCAACACCAAGTGGTGCATTACGCATAGCAAATAATTCACTAGCTAACATTAATGTAGCTTGTTTAATTTGACTTGGTACACTTGGCCAACCCCAATTCGCAGTTATTTCAGCACGTGGTCTATTGCTTGAATAATCCATTGGCCATTCGTTATTGCCATCACTAATAAGTTCAATAATATAATATGGATTTCCTGTAATACCATCAACAATGCCATTTATTGGAAGTACCTGGTATTGACTAGATGATACTGTTATTTCGTATGTGCCGTCATCATCATCATCATATTTAACTACAAGTCCTGTAGTTGTTGAAATGTCATCTACACGTAATCGGTATAAATCGTTTACAAAAAACTTTCGTGCAGTAGCTGATCCATCAGCGTAAAAATATCTGCCACAAAAAGCGTCTATTTGACGACTAGCTGCGTTTACTGCGTCATCAATTAAAGTATCATCAGCTGTATCGCTTGTAGGTATGCCAACAAACGTCTTTAATTCATTTTGTGTACAGTAACCATTTGTAATTGCCATAAAGATTACCTACCTTTACGACCTTTACCAGTATTACCTTTCATTTTCTTACTCTGATGTTTTGGCATTAATCCTACTTGTCTTTTTTAACTACTTTTTTTTCAGCTTTAGGTTTCGCACTTTTATTTTCAATGCTACCACCAGCTTCTTTAATAGCTTTTTTAACTTCTTCAGCACGTTCTGCTTTGCCATAAATCTCGTAATGTTTTAATTCTTTTTTTAATGCTTCTATTAATTTTTTATCTGCCATAATTTTACTTTCTGTATGCAGTTTGGTGTATCAGTTGCCTGACACACCAAGACTACAATTTTAATTAAAAGGTTGGTGTTACCAATCCTGTTCCACTCATCTTTGAAATACCTAGTGGGTATCTACCAGAAGCAAAAGCGACATATCCATAAACAACTAATTTAGTTGTTAATGAACCTGCGTTTGTTTCCTCAAATTTAAGCTGGAAGATGTTATCTTCAAACAAAATATGGTCATCAGCTTTAACTAAGTATATTTGATCCTCGTTAGTACCTGCACCAGCGTTTGTTACAACGTTAGCGTCTGTAATAACTGGAATACCTAATAAGTTTCCAACGACATTACCATATTTAGCTGCTTCGCCTACACCGATTGCATTTTGTGGTGCATTACCTGTAGGTACAACTAATGGTCTGTTTGAACTATCAACACCTGCACAAATGAAACCCCAACGTCTTGGGTGCATAATAAATGCTGTTGGTGGTGCAAATCTGTTGCTGTTGATTTCTTGAACTTGATCTGCAAGTTTAGGATATAATTCGGCAACTGTTGGACTTGCGTCTGTGTAAGTTGTTTCATTAACACCTGAAACTGAAGCAATACCTAGTGGTTGTCCTGATGAACCAGAACCATTAAGCATTAAGTTATCAAGTTTTGTGTAATAAGCTGCTACCAAGTCTTGGAAGATAATGTTTTCCAAGCTGAAACCTGGTTGCCCACCTCTTTCAAGTGCTTGTCTTGAAACATCTTGCTGACCTGCGATTGTATCTACATTAACGGTCAATAAGGTATCGTCCATATTGGTTTCTTGTACAGCTGAATTTTCAGAAGCCTGTTCGGCTGCTGCTGATCCAGTTGTTATTCTTGATATTTCAATTTTGTTACCAAATGCTGGTAATGCTTTTTTAGGAACAGCATTATAAAATGCAGAACCTGCTCTTGCAATAGGTGCGAACTCGTCAATCATATACTGTGGTACGACCAATCCAGTAAATGCACCAGTTCCAACATCTCTAGCTTCAAAATTTTGGTGTTTGTTTAATCTTTCTTGTGCTTTAAAGTCGCCTGATCTAGCAGCGTATGCGTCTGCAATAAAAGAGTGTTGTCCACCCTTTCTATACATATCTGGTTCGCTGACTTCTACAACAGCTTCTTTTTCGCCTAAGTCATCATCTTCAACACCAAGTGCCTTACGGCTTTCTTTTACTGCTTTTAAAGTTTCAGCAGCTTCTCTTGCTTCTTCAATCTTTTCGTTCATAGCTTTGATTTCAGCGTGAAGTTCGTTTGATCTTGCAAATTTCTTGTCAAAATCTTCCCCAGCTTCCATTTCATCAAGTTCTGAAACAAGACCGTCAAGTTCAGCTACTTTTGCTTCTCTAGCTTCAATTAACTTTTTCAATGTTATTTTCCTTGTGTTTATTTCTTATACTTCTGCGTAGAGTGTGGTAGTTAAGTGTGATACACGGCTATAACCACGGCTATACGTCTTTAGCGAATACCGTCCCTTTCAAGTTTCATTTTTAACAAATCAACTTTAGGATTGCTTCGCTTTTTATCAACGTCATTACTTTCAGCAACTTTGTTAATAAAACTTTCTAAAACTTCAGCAGCTTTTTCGCCACTTCTAGCTTCTACTAATTCTTTATGTAGGTTTTCTAATTCAACGCCACGTAGTTTTGCACCTGCCCACGGATTAGCTGGATAAGTTACTACTGATACATCAAATAGTCTTGCTTCGTTTACTTCCCTGTTTTCGCCACTAATATCAAAATTATCTTTAATAGCAGCAAAAGCAAATGACATTTCATTTAAGTCGCCACGTTTCATAGCTGAAGCAACTTCTGCAACTGTTGGGTTTGATGGATCAAGTTCAGCACGTACAAATAAACCATAATCATCTTCTTCTAGTTGTAATGTACCTGATGATGTTCTTGCCAATGGTATGCCATCGTGATTAACTAAAAATCTAACATCATCTTGTTCTAATAAAGTCTTTTTGAAAGCACCAGGTTTAATTGTTTCATTGTATTGTCCACGACTATCAAAAACACCATAAGGTTTATTAAATACTGAAGCGTAACCTGTAAATAATAAAACGTCTGTATTATCTTCGCTTCTTTGCTCTACTGCACTAAATGTAAAACTTCTATTTTCAGTTTGTCTTTCCATTGTTTTTAGAATAGTATTTCTTTTCTGCATACTAAGCGTTTGTGATATAGAAATTACTTTGTCAAATTTATCCATTAATCTAAACTCCTTTTTTTTCTTTTTTTCTTTTCTAGGTTCTAATTCGCCCTCACTAACAAGTTGTGCAATTTTTCTTTCTGCCCAATCTGCTGCTTTCATTGGTGCTGACCACGGATTAGAACCCCATAATAAAAATGCAACATCACTAGCAACCCAAGTATCTGGATCATTTGGGTTTGTTTTATCTCTATCTAAATCGCTAATGTGTCTTTTATGCCACGCTGCAATACGTACAATTTTATCTATACTAATTTGTTCGCCATTAGCCATTTGCCTTGCTTCACGTTTTGTTTTATCAGTAAGTCCGTCCCCTGCCTTGTTTAGATTATCTAAACCACGTTGTGCATTTTCTTGCATAAATTTAGGTGGTGTTCTATCAACTTGCCTTAATTCTGCTTCTTGATCTAAATTGTTTTCTTCTTTTTGTTTAGCTTCATTAATTAAAATTGCTTGTAGTTGCTTTTCAGCTTCTTCGTGTGTTTCGTGGCAACCCATAATAAAACCATCATCTAGTTTTACTACTGCGTGTCCTTTACAATCAGGATTGTCCATTTGTATTTCGTATGGCATTATCTCGGTCTAACGACGGAAATACCGCCCGAAGTGCTTTCACTAATTGCGTATAATTCGTTATCTTGCGGTATTCTTATTTCTAACATTTCGCCATTATCTAAGTGTAAACCGTTACTAGCCGTTACGTTACTTCCGCCTACATACATTTTATTGGAGTGGTTATTATGAATATAAATATGTTGCTCGAAGTTTTGACTATCTAATATTTTAGTAGCCGTATCGGGTGCAATAGTAAAACTTTCGCTAATCATTT